CCTCTATCCGCTAAAACCATCATCAAAGAGGTAAGTTCTTCTATGGCATTTTGTGGGGAAGAAAATACCGATGCGGAGTCTCTAAAAGCCTCTATAAGTTGTGATACATTAGTATTAGCATTGCTCGCCCCTTGGGTTAAAGTGTCAACAATTCTAGTTGTCTCTTCCGCAGACATCCCCATTCCTCGCATTACTTTAGCTACCCCTTCCGCAGATTGCTCAAGACTTAAATTCGCTCCCACAGCCAAGTCTACAACTTGTGAGGTTGCCCCTAATATTTCATTTGTTTTTAACCCCGCCTTTGCAAGTGCAATCTGTGCATTAGCGGCGTCCGTTGCACTTTTTTCGGTTGTATTACCAACCATTTTAGCATTCTCTCTTAATGCTATCATTTCTTCACTCGTTGCCCCCGTAAAAGCCTCCAGTGTGGACATTGCACGACCAAAGCTTGCTATTGTACTTATCGCATCTTTTACAACCGCACCAGTTCCTATTAATGCAAAAGCCTTTACTAGCCCACCTTTTATAGCACTTGCAGTTTTATTTGATGCAAGCCCTACCTCTTCAAATGATTTTTTAGAGTTCCTTTCAAATCTATTAAGTTTACTGTCAATGCCTTGCAAGGTTTTTGACATTTTGTCAACCATCTCAACAGAATACTTGACTTGAAAATTAGACATATTGACTTTTTTAGATTATATAATATATTGTTATTGTAATATATTCACAAACAAAATCAAATTATGTCAAATATTCAAGAATACTACTACGATTTTACACAAATAACCACTGAAGATGGTAATTTTCAAAAAACAGTTTCGGTAAAAGAGGGCAACAATGCAACACTCACAAAGGAGATTGTCGGTATCACTTTAAGAGACCCGAGGTGGACTGATAAAAAGATTGCTCGTAAAATATTACAAGAGATAAATAAATACTACAAAACTGCAACACAAAGGGCATTAGAGGCTCACAAAGAATTTCAAAAACTAGTATTACAAGATGTTAGCAACGATCAGGAGTTAAAAGAAGAGGACGACTTACAAGAGGAAACCGAGGATGAGAAAATACTACTAGCAAAATCATTTTTAGATTATTGCGATGGCATTGATGGATATGATGCGGTTAAGTTATATACTTTAATATTGGAAAAATTATTACCAACGATAGGAACTTGGCATCACCTTGGAAAGGACGGTAAAACCCATGAAGGTTCTAAAATATCACAACACGATATACAGTATATACCATTTATACATGAGGATGAAATTGTTGCAAGAGTAATTGCTTTTTTTTTTTAGACTTAACTAGCTATAATGACTATTTTATTAATAAATATATAGATTGTAACACTCCAATCGCATTATGGTTATTAAATCAAGAGTATAACGGTGCTATTAGTATAGATTATTTAAACAATATATCTTTTAAAGAAATGTTATCTTATTTATTTTTATACGATGAGATATCAAGGCAAAGACAAAAAGCTAACAAAGAAAAACCTTGATATTGTTATTCTTTAATTATTATTAGCATCAAAGGTATATCAAGAGTCTTGATTGAAAATAGATTTAACAAGCTCCCCAAACCATTCATTTTCACCCATTGCATAATATAAAATGATTACGTAAATTGTTCTTCTTGCCCACGGGTGCTTTTCAAGAAAACTAAAGACCTCTTTTACAAAAGATATATCTACTTTTGAATAGATTAAATCTAACTTTCTTTGTATGTCTTTTAAATCGTTTTTAACATCCGCCTCTTCTTTTTGTTGTTTTACTGTTTTTTTAGTCATTGGGTTCTGTAAAATATTCCACAGTGCACCTACAATTCATTATGTTTTTTGGACTTCCGCTTAAATCTCTAGGGTATTTTAAATACTCACCTCCCACAAAGAATAAATCATCTTTTTCTACAATTTGATCGTCTGCATTTACATGGGCGGGTCGTGTTCTGCTATCAAGTATTGCATTCCATCTTTTGTAAATAGTGACTAGATTACTTTTATTTAGTTGTTTAGCTTCCTCGTCTCTTGCAAAAGCCTCACCACTTCCAACCGCAACTTGACTTAACATTTCGGATCGTGCCTTGTTATATTCTGTCAATTTACTTGCAACTTTATTGCCAATAAATATATCCTTGTTGTCTACAAAATCCGTTCTCTTTTTTTGTAGCTTTGTGAGTTTTAAACTACTAACTAAACCCAACCCTGCTAATGCTAATATTTCCTTATTTATATCCTCTTCTATACCTCCTAGGGTATCATTATAGACTTCCTCACCTTGTGTAATTGCATTGTTTATTAGCTTTGCATTCGTGTCTACTACATACCCTGATTGACTTTGTGAGTAAGTTCTTATAAATTCAGCAACTGCAAGCTCATATTCTGCATTGATATTATTGATCTGCTCGTTTGTTACCTCCTCTGTTAAAACTACATCATTTTTTTTAATATAGTCTGTATAAAATTTATTTACTTTAATGTTATTAGAATTTCTTATATCATATCCAAACTCCTGAACTGCCTTTCTGTAAGTCTCTCCGTATAATGCAATTAAGTTAGGTAAGTAGTCTTGTGATACACTTCTTGCATTCACTCGTCCTGTTGCTTTATATAACCTCACAACATCCAATTTAATATTAGCAAGTATGCTTTTAAATTTTGGCTGTTGCCTCTTTGCTATCTTTGTTATTCTTTTATCCATTAACTCGGCTTGTTGCCTTCTTGTTTTATTTGACATCTTCTTCTAATATGTCGTTTATCTCTTGTTTTGTATTGCTTTCTGTTTTAGCTTTTAATTGTAGTAATATCTCTGGTGTGTTATAAATCTCATCCTGTTCCTGTTCTTCGTTGACTTCAATGCCTAGTGCTTGCCTTGTTTCATTTATACTTCTATATGCGGATTGACTTAATACCTTGTCAATTTCAATCTCATTTATTGAGTCAATGTCCGTTCTCTTGAACCATATCTTATATTTTAAAATATCAAAGTTATCATATAATGGTAATATGTTTGAATTCAAGAAATCAACAAACTGCTCAAAGTCTGGTATTAGTTTTTGAGTCCATAACTGGTATGGTGCTTGCGACATATTGTTATAAGTCGTCTCACCTGACAAAGCAAGTGGAAGTGGTATGTTAAAGTTTTGATAAATAGACTCTTTTGCTAACTTAAATAACTCGCCATAATTTAAGTCTTTTGGCATTGCCGTAAAGTCTGTAAAAGTAGCATATGGAGCTAATATATCCCCACCTTCTTTTTTTGCTTTTTCATTTGCTTTGGCAGTGTTGTCAACTATTTTTTTTAATTCTTCTGCTGGGCTTTGAGTTCCTAGTGCTTGAATTGGTGGATTTATACTATACAAACCTGTTCTTTTGTTATCCCTCTTGAATAACTCAACATTAGCTTTAATCCCAGAAATCATTAAAGCACAATAACCCTTGATTGGTTCAACAGGTGAGTCTCCTTTGTAATAATCACAACCCTTTTTACTGCTTGAATTTTTATAATGAAATAGGTAGCAATCATCATATATTACCTCCCCTTGCTCTGTCTTACCTACTGCTTTTTTATGTACATAATATGCTGTATTTTGTGATTGCAGGGTAAAGTCATACACCCTATTAGAATCACCATACCTATTAGCATTGTTGACGGTGTAGGAGGTGGGGTGCCCTGCTATTGACCTTCCTCCTTTTGATGTGTTTATAGTGACATCTCGTGGATCTACCAACTGGATTGACTCAATCTCACCATTGGCAGGTTTTTTACACGATAGATATACATTACCATATAAGTAATAATACAAGAAAAATTGCTCTACAAAAGATTTATAACCTTGATTAATAGCAGGTTTTTTAAGTAGTTGTATTAATGGGTTTTCACCGTCTGTAAACTCTTTCTCTATGCAATCATAATTGTATAAATCTACACTTGATATATTTGTCTTGAGTAAGTCAATCGCCCTTGTTAAATCGGAACAACCATTATATAAATCTTCATAGGAAAGATACCCAAGGTCTTTAAAGTAAAGCTGTAAACCCTCCCCTAGTGATTGTGTTGAACCACCAAAGGTGCTATTACCACTGACATCAACATAGCCTGCCCCTTTTGTGTTATAATTTGTTTTGTTGCTTACAATTTTTGTCTTCAATCCTTGTAATATGTTTTTTACTGCCATATGTGTGTAATGTATTATATTTGATTATAATAATCTACCAAAAAAAATCAAATATGGGTTGACTTTTTCAAGTCTTGTCAAATAATTAATTAATGATCTGGGACGCAGAAGAAGAAGATATACAGTCTAGGGAGGTTTTTATTCCAAACAAACTTCATTATTTACTACAAATACCTAGTGGGATAATAGCAGGCTATCAAAACAAAGAATATATAAAAATACCTAATAAAAATAGACAGGATTTTGATAAAACCTTTCAAATGCTTGTTAGCGGTCGTGGCTGTGGTAAAACAAAGGCGGCTTGTTTAATTATAATTACAAGAGCATTAATGCCTGAATACTCATCTGCCCCCAACTTTTTTATCTTTAGACAAAATGCTAATATACTTGATGACTCAATAATGCCAGAGCTTAAATGGGCTATAGATGAGCTAGGAGTTAGTGAATTTTTTGATTGCAATAAATACCGTGTAAAGTGTAAAACAACAGGAGTCACAATTAAAGCAAAAGGGGTGGCGGGTAAACACATTGAATCACTTAAGGGGTTGGTGAGTAATTTTGCTATATTAGAAGAGGCAACAACTCTTACAAAAAATGAATGGGATACTTTAATACCAACGATTGTAAGGCAACAAGGCTCGCAGATTATGATACTTGCAAATCCAAATGATAAGTATTCTACTTTTTATAATTATTTTTTTGATAAGTTAAGAGAGGATACTCACTACATTGAGCTTGCACATAATGACAATATATTTTTTAGCAACAGTGATTTACAAGAACAAATGGAGATTGACAGGGAAAGAATGCCAACTCCTGAATTCTATAACAAATGGTACGGTGAATGGCTGACAGAAAGCTCCGCACTAATTAAAAAGATGTGGCTAGAAGATCACTTATATGAAAGCCTTGAAGATGTGGATATAAAAGAAGTATTTATTACTTGTGATACTGCCGTTAAGAAGGGCAGGGAGAACGATTACACGGTTGCTATGGTATGGGCAACCGATGGCAACTGCATATATTTACTTGAAATGGTAAGGGATAAATTATTTTTTCCTGAATTAAAAAAGACAATTACACGCCTATGGGAAAAATACATTAACAACCCTGTAAAAAATATAAAACCATCAAAAATAATAATAGAAGACCAGTCAAGTGGATCGTCTTTAATACAGGATTTAAGATATAATTCAAATGTTGTTGTTGACCCATTAGCAAGGAAGGGTATTGGTAAGGTTGAAAGAGTTGAGCTTCAAATTGACAAATTAGCAAGTGGCAAGGTAAGACTTCCACGCTTCCAAGAAGAGATAACAAGAGATATTATTAGAGAATGTATATCTTTTACAAAGGCGGATAAACACGAACACGACGATATTGTTGATGCCCTTGTTGATGCGGTAGCATATACCTTTGACAAACCAAAAGAAGACTTTGCAAGTGCTTTTACAATGTCAAGCTTTTAACCAATTAAATTAAAATGATAAACGAAAGATACAAAACAACAAAACAAATTATACATTACAAAAAAGAGCCGATCCAAATAGAGGTTCAAGAAGTTGACCCACAAGCTCCTACCGTGCTTTTACTTCCACCTGAAATAAATTGCAACTCAAAGCAAAATAGGGTAATTGAAATAATAAGAAGGCAATTAACAAGAAGGGGTTTTAATACTATCAAGACAAACTTTGCTTTTTACTCAAAATGGTTAAAAACAGACGAGTCAAGACCTCCTGTGAATGGAGACTACGAAGGGGCAGGTTGGGTAAGAAACTTAACCCCTAGCGATGTAGAGCATTTAGAGCAAGTGCAATACTTTTCAAGACAAATGAGAAGAATTTTTAATCAAAGCCATACTTTTTATATAGTAGGTTTTGGTTATGGAGCTTTAGTTGGATCTTTTTTAGTGGAGCATAACCCTGAATTTCAAAACTTCTTATTGGTAAATCCGCACATGGAAGATTATAGATATGATATTGTAAACACAATGCCTATAGATGGAACTGTTTTATACTCACATCAAGATTATAGGTCAAACTTACCAAAGCTAAAAGATTATATTCGCAGGGTTAAAAGCAGACATACAAACATTAAATTAGATCTTGTTTATGGTGGGGCAACAAGTAGAATGATGAACCAAGAAGATGTAACCACAGAGGCTTTAAATGAGCTTGTGGACGACTGGGTAAATGGGTTTGATAAAAAAGCAAATATGGTTTCAAGTGATGATTACTACGAAAGGACGGAGCGGGAGCTTGATGAAGATATATTATAT